TGCGTGAACTGCTGGAGCGCCGCGCGTCTCTGGTTTCCGACCTCCGCGCCCTGACCGCCAATGGCGACCTGTCCGACGAACAGCGCGGGCGCTTCGACACCCTCAAGGCCGAGGCCGATACCCTCCAGGCCAAGATTGACCGACAGGCGGTCGTGGACGACTTCGAGCGCCGGATGCAGGGCCAGCCGGTGGCCGGATCGGGCGACCAGGGCTTCGACCGCCAACTCGCCGAAGTCGGCATACTCGACGTGATCCGCGCCGGCATGGGGGCGAGCGACCGCCGCGCCGGCCTGGCCCGCGAGAACAGCGAGGAGATGCAGCGGCGCAGCGGCCGAGCTGCGCAGGGCATCCTCTGGCACATGGGCGCGGGCGCAGCCAACATGGAGCGGCGCGTCGTGACCACGACCGCCCCCTCCGGCGCGGTCGGTGGGAATCTGGTTCCGACTGACTTCCGCCCTGACCTCTTCGTCGAGAGGCTGCGCAACGCTCTCGTGGTGCGGTCCTTGGGCGCGCGGGTCCTGAGCGGTCTCACCGGCAACGTGGATATCCCGCGGCTCAAGACCTCGGCAACGACGGGCTGGGTGGCTGAGAACAGCGCCCTGAGCGCGGTTGACATTGGCGCCGACAAGGTAAGCCTCACCCCGAAGCACGCGGGCGCCATTGTCGAGCTGTCGCGGAACATGATCCAGCAGGCCAGCCCCGACGTGGAGGCCCTGGTCCGCGACGACTTCGCCAAGGTCATGGCGGAGACGCTGGACAAGGCCGCGATCTTCGGGTCCGGAAGCAGCAACCAGCCTCGCGGCGCACTGAACGTCTCCGGCATCGGCTCGGTGACGGGCTATGGCAGCGGCCTGACGCCCTTCCTCCCGCTCGACCTGATCGGTCTGGTGGACGCGGCGAATGCCTCCACCGGCAGCCTGGGCTTCGTGAGCAACACGAAGGTCAAGAAGGCGGCGATGAAGCTGCAGGACGGTGACGGGCGCTTCCTCGGCCTCGACACCGTGTTCCACGGGCACACCGCCCGCTTCTCCAACTCGGTGCCCTCGAACCTTGGCGGCAGCTCGAACGCCAGTGCGGTCCTGTTCGGCAATTGGTCGGACCTCCTGATCGGCTTCTGGAGCGAGCTGGACATCCTGGTGAACCCCTACGAGAGCACCGCCTACAGCAAGGGCAACGTCTCGATCCGGGCCATGATGACCTGCGACATTCAGGTCCGGCACCCCGAGTCCTTCGCCGCCTGCACGGACCTGGTGGTCTGAATGAGCCCTGTCCGGTTCCCGGACGGCTTGGAAAGGCGCGCAGCGGCAGAGCTGCGCGCCACTCCGGGCGCACGCCGGCTAGAGGGGTATGCCGCCGTGTTCGGCAGCCCCGCTACCATCGCAGACTTCTCCGAGACCATCCGGCCCGGCGCCTTCCGCGCCTCGCTGGAGGCCGGCGCCGACATCCTGGCCCTGGTGGACCATGACCCGTCGCGCCTCCTGGCCCGCACCAGCAGCGGCACGCTCCGGCTGAAGGAAGATGCCTATGGCCTCGCCTTCAGCCTCGACCTTCCCGACACCCAGCTCGGCCGCGACATCCTGGCCCTGGCGGAGCGCCGGGACCTGGGCGGGATGAGCTTCGGGTTCCACGTCAAGGAGGACGCCTGGCCCGCGCGCAACCGCCGCGAGCTACGGGCAGTGGAGCTGGTGGAGGTGAGTGTGGTCCAAGCCTTCCCGGCCTACGCCGCCACCTCCGTCGCGGCACGCGCCCGCATGTCGCCCGAGGCCGAGGCGAAGATGCGCCGCCTGCTGGTGGAGGCCCTGTGATGGGCATCCTCGGCAGGCTCCTGGCCCGCGCGCAGTCCCGGGTGGAGACGCGCGCCAGCACTTCCGACAGCTTCGCTGCGGCCTTTGGCGTCGTGCCCACTGCATCTGGGCAGATGGTCAACGCGAGGGTGGTGGAGAACCTCAGCGCAGTGATGGCCTGCGTGGGCGCCATCAGCAGCGCGATGGCCAGCATGAACGCCTACGTCTACCGGCGCACGCAGACCGGGCGGGTCGAGCTGCCGGAGCATCCCGTCGCGCGCCTAATCCGGCAGCCGAACCGGCTGCAGCCCTGGCCGGACTGGATCGAGTTCACCCTGTCGCAGGCCCTGCTGCACGGCAACTCGATTAGCGTCATCGAGTATGCCGCCGACGGCGCCCCGACCGCGCTGACGCCCATCCCATGGGGTAATGTGCAGGTCTACCAGCTCCCCTCCGGGCGGCTGGCCTACGACGTGGTGCAGGGCAACGGGCATGGGGGCACCGGCATCCCCCGCAGGTATCTCGACGGGGAGGTGTTCCATGTGCGCGACCGCAGCGAGGACGGCCTGGTCGGGCGCAGCCGCATCAGCCGCGCTTCCGAGGTGCTGGGCAGCGCGCTCGCGCTACAGGAGTGGAGCGGCGCCATCTGGAAGAACGGCGCCACGCCCAGTCTGGTCGTGCCTGTTCCCAATGGCCTCAGCCCCGAGGGAAAGGCGCGGATGGTCGCGCATTGGCAGCGCGAGCATGTCGGGGCGCACAACGGCCGCAAAATCTACTTCGCGGACCAGGGCATGGACGTGAAGCCCATCAGTGTCTCGCCTGAGGACGCAGAGGTTTTGGCCTCCCGCCGCTTCACGGTGGAGGAGCTGTGCCGCCTGTTCCAGGTCCCGCCGCCCATTGCGGGCGACCTCTCGCACGGCACCTTCACCAACAGCCGTGAGGCGGGCCGGTGGTTCGCACAGTTCACCTTGGCGCCCTGGGCGCGGAAGCTCGAGGCCGAGTTTGCGCGCTCCGTCTTCGGGCCCAGCAGCGCGGACTGTAGCCTGGAGATCGACCTGTCTGGCCTGATGCGCGGGGACGCAGAGGCCCGGTGGCAGTCGCACAAGATTGCTGTGGAGGCCGGCATTTTGGAGCCGGACGAGGTTCGGGAGATCGAGGGCTGGAACCCCCGCGGCAAGGCCGCGCCGGCACGGGAGCCGGCGGCATGAAGAGGAGGCTTGCGACTCGCCCGATCTGGGCGCCCTAATTGCAGTCCCACCGCCAACATATTGTGTGAGTTGGCGCGCGGGGCACCGGACACGGAAAAGCCGACCCCCTCCTGGCAGAGCGATGGGTCGGCTTCCGTGAGTCTCAATCGACCACCCGCCTGGGGTGGGGTTGCGGGACTATACTTAAGTCCCCGCAGGCCCTGCAACAGGGGCGTTGAGAGCGCGCGGGTGGTCACAGATGGGGAATACCCTCGTGACCCAGACTGCGGCCATCGAGCCGGTTACGCTTGCCTCCCTGGCCTCCCTCCCGCGCTGGGTGGGGTGGAAGACCGCGGAGAGGAACGGGAAGCCCACCAAGGTCCCCTTCAACCCCCGCACCGACCGGGAGGCGAAGGCCGATGACCCCGCCACCTGGGCGCTCCGCGAGGTGGCCGAGGACTACGCGGCGCGAGTCGCCAGGACGGCCGGTGGCGGCGTCGGCATCGAGCTAGGGGACTTGGGTGACGGCCGGACCCTGGCCGGCATCGACCTCGACACCTGCCGCGACCCAGAAACGCAGAGCCTGGCGCCCTGGGCCATGGAGGCGGTGGAGCGGTTCCGGTCCTACACCGAGGTTTCCCCGAGCGGCGGCGGCGCCAAGGTGTTCTTCACCTTCGCCACGGCCGACCTGCCCCAGCTCCGCGCCCTGATGGGCGAGGCGAAGCACAGCAAGATGTTCAAGCGCGGCGGCGGCGAGCACCCGCCCGGCATCGAGGTGCACCTGGGCAACCGCTACTTCACGGTGACGGAGCAACTGCTACCCGGTTCGTCGCCCGAGATCAGGCACGTCGAGACCGCCACCATCGCCCGGCTGCTGGAGCACGACGGCCCGGCCTTCGCGTCCGGTGGCGCCGCCAAGGCGCCCAGGAAGGCCAGCCGCCCCAGGCTGGAGGTTGTTGCTGGGAAGGAGGCCGCCCTTGCCGTGGTGGCCGGCGCCGATGACGCGCTGATGGGCCGGCTCCAGTGGAAGATGGCGCTGCGCCCGAAGCTGTCCGACCGCTGGCACGGCGCCATCGACGGGCTGCGGGACACCAGCCGCAGCGGGCTCGACATGTCCATGATGGCGCTGTTGAGGCGGGCGGGCTTCACCTACGAGGAATGCAAGGCGCTGCTGATCCGCTGGCCCGCCGGTGCCGGCGCCGAGAGGGCCGCTGATGACCGCTACTTCCGGCGCATGTGGGACGCCACCGGCAGGCCCGGCGCGGGCGATGCGGAGAGGGCGGAGGGCGGTATCGCGGGCGAATGGGCCGCGGGGCTCATCAAGGGAGAGCGCGGCACCCTAGCCGCCTGCGAGGCCAACGTCGCGCTGATCCTGGCCAACCACGACGCCTGGCAGGACGTGCTCTGGTTCGATGAGTTCGCGCAGGAGCCGGTGTTCCGCCTGCCCCCACCCTGGGTGCCCCAGGACGAGCGGGACGGCTGGACGCCGCGTCAGCTCCGCGACTCGGACCTGTCGCGCATCACCATCTGGATGCAGGCCGAGGCCGGCATGCTGGTGTCCGTCCAGAAGGTCATGAACGCGATTGGCGCGGTGTGCGCCGACAACCGCTTCCACCCGGTGCGGGACTACCTCGACGGCCTGGAGTGGGACGGCACGCCGCGCATCGGCGGCTGGCTGCCCGACTACATCGGCGCCGCGGCGAACCCCTACCACGAGGCGGTGGGTGCCCGCTGGCTGATCGGCGCCGTCGCCCGCATCTACCGGCCCGGCTGCAAGCTGGACACGGCGCTGATCCTCGAGGGGCCGCAGGGGCTGAAGAAGTCCACGGCGGCCAAGGTGCTCGGCGGCGAGTGGTTCACCGACTCGATGCCGGACCTGGGCAGCAAGGACGCCATGCAACAATTGCAGGGCGCGTGGATCGTGGAGCTGGCCGAGCTGAGCGCCATGGGGCGGACCGAGACCAGCCGCGTGAAGGCGTTCATGTCTACCTTCACCGACCGCTTCCGCCCCTCCTACGGCCGCTTGGCGCAGGACTTCCCGCGGCAGTGTGCCTTCATCGGGTCGGTGAACCCGGAAGGCGGCTACCTGAAGGACGCGACCGGCGCCCGCCGGTTCTGGGTGGTGCAGTGCGGCGCCCGGATCGACATCGAGACGCTGCGGCGGGACCGGGACCAGCTCTGGGCCGAGGCGGTGCACCAGTTCAAGGCCGGCGCGGTGTGGTGGCTGGACACGGCCGAGCTGGAGCGGGCGGCGGCCGAGCAGCAGGCCGAGCGCTACGCCGGGGACGCCCGCGACGCCCTGATCATGGAGTGGGTGGCCGGGAAGCGTAGCGTGGGCATCGTGGAGGTGCTGGAGGGGGCGCTCGGCATCGTGGACCGCACCCGCCAGGACCAGGCGGCGCAGAACATGGTGGTCCGGTGCCTCACCAGCATGAAGTGGAGCCGGCGCCG